TTTCAGCAATAGTGATATCGCTGTAGGGATTCTTGGTGTTCTCAGCAACGGTCGCCGCATTGTTAGTGAAGCCGGTCTGCTGAACCCAGTAGATGGTATTAGATTCAGTACGCCCCGGCGCGATCAGGTCTCGGATAAAGAGGCGCTGTTTAGGCTGCTGATCGATGCCAGGCAGACGGTCGGGCGCTACAATGGTGCCCGGCACGTTCACCGACAGCAGTGCCGCCTTAACGGGGATGCTCAGACGTTTGTTGCCTTCGATGCTGGCTGAAAACGCTTTCAGCGCTTCGGAGGAAACAACCTGACCGCCCACCGTTTCGATAACGTTTTTCGCATTCGCCAGCGGCATTTGTGCAACGTGCTGCTCCAGATCGCCCAGGGATGCCTTCAGTGACTTGTTTGCTTCAGTCAGCGCGTTAAACTCAGTGGCGATTTTATCTACCGCTTCCTTGGTCTGCGCTGAAAGCTGACCAGAGTTCTTCGCTTCCTTAAGCGCGTCTTCAGCCTTCTGACTGAAGGTGCCGGAAACTTCTTCCAGCTTTGCAGATACTTTTTTCAGTAACTCATTTACGTCTGACATCGTGATTCCTTATTTGCCGAACGCGGCCAGCGCGTTTTTAAGTTGAGCAATATTTTCTGGGTTGATTTCGTCGGTAGCGCCCGGCATACCTTCAGGGGTGGCAGCAGCGCCAGGCTTGCCGCCGGTTAAAGCTTTAAGAAGTTTTCGACGCTCGGAGCGCGGTGCGTCGGTTTTTGCCAGCATCGCGTCCAACTTGCGCAGAGCAGCTGCAGGGCTGTCGTCGCCATCTGCAATCTCATCTGCTGACAGCAGGCGATCTGCAAAACCTTTTTCAACCGCATCGCTACCGCCGATGTAGGTTTCGGCATCCATCATCGCGTCGATGGTGTCCGCATCCAGACCGGTTCGTGCGCTATAGATATCGTTCATAGCCTTATCAAAAGGCACCATGTCCGCCGCAATCTGCTGTAGGTCGTGACGGTTGCCCATCGCATACACCCAGCAGTTATGGATCATCAGAAAGGCACCGCGACCAATCTGCACCTCATCACCGGCCATCGCGATAATCGACGCAGCAGAAGCAGCGAGGCCCAGCACCTTGACGGTGACCTTCCCTTCGTACTCACGCAGCAGGTTGTAAATCGCCAGGCCTTCGAACATGTCGCCGCCCGGCGAATTGATATTCACGGTGACGTCAGCACCGCCGATTGAGCGGAGCGCGGCAGCAATACGGCTGGCGGTGACGCCGTCGCCGTACCAGTCAGCGCCAATGACGTCGAACACGGAAATGCTGTTGTCATCACTCTTTGCGGCCTTGATGCTGCCGTTCCAGCGATCCATTGCAGAAGACGGCAGATCGCGATTTTCGCGCGCAAAAGGCCGCCCCTCCGGCGCTGCCGGAAGACTTTTTACTGTCATTGGGGATGCTCCTAAGCCGCCTGTTTAAGCGGTGATTGTTCGAAAGGAATGTCCGGGAAAACGGCGTTGTGAACTTCGCGCAACAGTGTGGCCCTTGCGGCGGTGCTGTTTTTACGCAGGTCTTCTAGCGGTGTAAGGTTCAGCTGTACGGTGTAGATATCACCACCTTCAATCGGCGGCAGATTCTCCAGGCGGCGCACGTCGTTACGGGACATCCAGCCGTTTTGCAGCGCGGTGGTGTAATAAGCGGAGCGTCCGGCGCTGTCGGCACGCAGCAGACCTTCAACGGAGAACTCAGCAAACAGGTCTTCATCACCATTCAGCAGACAGCGTGATATTTCCTGTTCAATGTTCACCAGCATCGGGCGCAGCGTATTCGTCAGGAAAAGCAGATTCATGCCTTCAACGCTCGACGCCCAGCTACTCTGCTTGTCAACGTGACCAACCATAAAGGGCGGCACGCGGAACCAGCGGCAGATTTCCTCAATGCTAAATGATCGTGACTCCAGCATCTGAGCATCTTCAGGGTTAAGGGTGATGCCCTGATAGGACATATCACCCTCAAGCACCATCACCTTGCCCGCGTTTTTTGAACCAACGAACCGGTTAAGGTTTTCGCGGTTTTTCTGTCGCTGCTCTTTTGTCAGCAGATTCTTTGAAAGAAAGAAGCCTGACGTCTGAATGCCGTTTTCAAAAATTTTTGCGGCTGACTCTTCTACCGCCATCGCTGCGCCAAACACGTCACGCCCGGTACGCATCGGCATCATTCCGCATACGCCATCCAGACCAAATCCCCGGATGTGCATCATGTTTTTAACCGGGATGATGCGCGGCACGCCTTTCTCTGTGTAGGTGTACTGCAGTTCGCCGCTGTCCAGTCGCTCCACCTTCATGCACTGAGGGAGAAGCGGCACGAGAGAGACCAGCTTCAGTCCGATCATCTTTTTCTCAACGTAGGCATTACCACGCAGGCAGATGCTGGCAACCACCATCAGCATGAAGCGCGACGGCGTCATTTCGCTGTTCGGGCGACGGCACAGCAACTGATAGGCGGGATGATTAAGCGCCAGCTTACGGGAGCCGTCAGCTGCTCTTTCATATACCTTCATCGGCAGAGTTGAAACTGACTCACTCAGCAGGCGCACACAGGCCCACACAGAGGCCAGCGCCAGCGCTTTCTCTGCTGTCACTACCTTTCCGCTGCTGCTTGTGCCGTACCATTCCTGCCAGAACGCAGCATCATTCAGTCCGATTGACTCACCGAGCCAGTTAACAATCGCGCTCTTAATGCGACCCGGCTGTTTTTTTTCCTTCATCAGATACCTACCATGATCGGGTCATCAAAAAAGTCATCAGGATCGCCGCTGTCCACCAGCACCGCATCCTCTGCTGCACCGATTGCCATCGCGGAAGCCACCACGCCGTCGATACGGCCGGTGCTTTTCTTCTTGGCAAATATGCGGTTGTCCTTCTGGTCAGCCTCAAGCACCGCAGAGGCGGCGTTCCAGCGAAGGCAGGGATTAGGCCGGATAACGAGAACCCGGTTATTCAGATGCTCTTCAAAAAGCTCAATGGATCGCGGCATCCACAGCCCGGACTCCTGCGCCTTATAAAAACCCTGCCCATGCGGGACAAGGTCAACGCTCACAGACTCGCTTTCGAGCTCTGGCTCCAAATACTTGATACGGTACTGGTCAAACGCGATGCACTTAATATCGTATCTGGCCGCCAGTTCACCGATACGCACCGCCACAAAACCGTAGTTGACCGCTTTACCCGGCGGTGCGTGAATAAATCCGTTACGCAGCCAGGCATCATAGGGAACGTGGTCAGTTTTAGCGCGCTCAAGCAGAGAATCCTTCGGCGTCCAGAACTCAACTAAAAGCTTTTTTGATTTCGGAAAGTAAAGCGCAAGCGCCGTCAGGTCACGTGAACCAGACAGGTCCAGACCGCCATAGCACTCTTCACCCGCTAAATCCTCCGGATCAAATTCTTGTTCGCAGTTCATCCAGGTGTCGCTGTCAATCCACGGATCGGACGCTTCCACCCACTGGCAAAAGTTCAGGCGGCGGACGATGCTCTCTTTCGATGGCATGCCGCGCGCCTGCGTCACCTGCTCCCGCAGGTATTTATCCGTGAAGGTCTGACCCAGAGACGGATTCGCTTTGCCCCAGCAGGACTCATCCTTAAACGGGTCGTCGCCCTCATCCAGCGAACAGATGAAGCTGAAAAAGCTGTCATCGACTAAATCACCGGCTGCCACCTTGCGACCGTATTCGTGATATTCGAAACAGACACTGGTTTTATCGTGGCCGCTATTGGTGATGAGGAACATCAGCGCCTGACGGCGGCCCTTTGTACCGGCGCGCATCATCTCAACAACGGCGTTTGTTTTGTGCTCATGCACTTCGTCAATCAGTGCGCCGTGCGGGCGCGGGCCTGACTGACCATCATCGGAGCTGATCGGCTTAAAGAAAGAGCCTGTCTGCAGGAACGCAAGGTTCCACACGTTAAGCCCGGTGCCAGATTTGGTGATGCGCTGTGCCAGCGCGGGCGACTGATCGACCATCGTTACCGCATCGCGGAAAAGGATCATTGCCTGGTCTTTTTTCGTGGCCGCCGCGTAGACTTCGGCGCGGGGTTCCTTGTCTGCCATCAGCAGGTAAAGACCGACGCCGCCCGCAAGCGGCGACTTGCCGGAACCCTTGCCGGACTCGATGTAACTCATGCGAAATCGGCGTGTGCCGTCTTCCGCCTTCCAGCCGAACAGGGAGCCAACAATGAAACATTGCCACGGCAGCAGGATGAAAGGCTTACCTTCATGCTCGCCGCCGTTGAGCTTCAGGACCTGAGCAAAGAAGTTAACAACACGCGTAACCGCTTCGACATCCCAGAACAGTCCACGTTTTGGCCCTTCTTCCAAATCCCGGATGTGGCGGGCGCATGCCGCGCGGATATCTGGCCCGGCAAGAACAGCCCCGCTGTTAACGTCCATTGCATACTGCGTCGCCGGATCAACCGAAGAACTGGTTGAGCGGGTCTTCTTCTTTTTCTCCACCATTCACGTTCACCTTTGACCGGGCAGCCGGTGTCAGGCCGAACTCTACCAGGTAGCTTTTGAAGCGCCGGTCTGCATCAGCCAGCATTGAAACAGCCGGGTTGGCCTTGATAAGAAATCCGCCTTCGGTCTGAACCGTGTATGTCCTTCCCTCTTCGGCAATAGTGATTCGCAGCTGAAGAATGTCGGCATAGATATCGCAGAGCCTTTCCAGCGCAAGAACATCGGCGACGGTCAGCACGCCCATTCCATCAAGCAGAACGGTCAGCTTTCCCCACGCAACCTTTCCCCAATCGGTGAGGTGTGACGGCGGGCTGGGGATTTCTCTCGCGGGTGCAGGCTCTTTGTCGTTAAGTTTTCGCTTGCCCGGATTGCCGGTAACGACCTTAAGGTGGGTCGGTTTTGGTCGTCTTCCGGCCATAAAAACCTCCCAGAAAAAAACTTTTCATTTCGCGGTTGTGCATAAAAAGGGGGGCGGGCGGTCAGGAGGTCGCTGCCCCCTGAACTTTGCTCCCACCCTCCCCGATGTGGATGATACTCGTTATCATTTGGGTGATGGCACACTTGGTATTAATGATAAATGACATTCATTCTCATTTGCGCCAATGTGATGACGGGTCGAGGGGCAGGCCGTTCTCATCGCATCCAATGACGTGCCCACGCTTCTCTTCACGCTGCTTGGTCGAGTCATGATGCTGCTTGCAGAGGGGCTGCCAGTTGGCCTTGTCCCAGAAGAGCTTCTGAGCCTTCGCTATCTCGTCCTGCTTGCCGCCGTTGATGGCTTCTTTCAGTCGGTGTGGCTTAATGTGATCAACGACAGCAGCAGCCACTGCTCTGCCCTGCCGGTGGCACATAGCGCAGAGAGGATGCGATTTGAGGAAAGAGAGCCTGGCTTTATCCCAGCGGCTGTTATAGATACGTAGTTCAGACATCAGAGTTCTCTGTTAGCTGAATATATTTAACCCTCGAAAAAGGAGAGAATACCAACCGATTATTAATTGTGTTTATACTGAAAGTTGATTTTATTGAAATCAGTTTTCAGCACAAAAAAACCGTCCGAGGACGGTTAGTGTTTATATTTTTGGCGGCTCAATATTTCTCAGTATCGCCAATAGGAACCTTACATGTAGCTTTTAATGAGTTTGATAGTTTCTTTGTCTACCTTGTATCTGAACGATTGCCCCGTACCTATTTTTACATGGTAAGTAAGTTTATCAATGCTCCCACCAACATCAGTGATTGATTCATTAATATTTCTAGACCACTTATCCTCACCATTTAGAATTAGATAGTAAGATGCTGACTCTCCAGTACTGAGATTTCTCGGAAACACATCTGAGTGTGTATTCTCAAAAAATTGGGCTATTTTTACTTTCGCATTAAAAGTCCATTCAATACCACTTAAAAAAACTGGGATTGATCCTGCATTTGCAACATTAATGACAATCCCATACTCCGTTCCTCTACCTATGGGCTGAAGTATACATCCTGAAACTGAAGAGTTAATTATCGGCTTGGGTTTTCTATTCGCCAGGTAAAGTGAAACAATTACTGCCGCAGATGTAGCAATGCCTGCAACCCAAGTAGCAACCATTATCCAGAAAGTCCATTTGGCAGTTTCTTGTGAAGCGAGCAATGCATCTCTTGCTGACAAAAGCGTTTCGAATGCAATCCAATCAGAATTCATAAACATCCCTTTCATTTGATGAAAGGTCTATATTACTTTAAATCTTGCTCATCAATGTACTGCTGCAGCCTATCAATTTACTTCTATTCGACGTATGGCGGCCCGGTCGATATTGCACTGCTCCAGAACTCCGTATAACTCAGCGTTGAGGCTGACACTGTCACCGAATGTCATATCCTGTGAGGGCGCTGGTATATCAATTTGGCTGATCAGTTCAGCCGGAAGGCTTAGCTGTGGCTGCTTTACTGTCCGGTACTCCACCAGCGGCTTTTGCTGCGTCTCGCAGCCGTTCAGCAGCATCAGGGGGAACAGGAGCAACAGCACATTTGTCCGCCGCAAGGTAACGCTTAATTTCATTCTGTAGTTTCCGGTTCTGCTGAGCTGTTACGGCACGCTGCTCTGTAACCTGACTCATCACATCATTCTGCTGCTTAACAGCTGTTACCAACTCTGTGACGCTTGATGCCAGGCCATCGTTCTTGGAGCGCAGATCGTTAATCTGCTCGTCTTTGCTGTTTGCCAGCTTCTCAAGCCTGTCGTTTGTTGCTTTCAGCTGTGAATTGCTGGCGTTCAGTCCCCACAGCGCCACGCAGATAAGACCGATGATGACCAGGCCTGAATTGTTTCGGATAAAGCCGATTACGTTGAACATAGAATCCCCTTAGATTTTGATAAGCGGGATTTCCGGTC